TTTTCCTCTTACTTGGTAATAAACCTTTATTTACTGCACGAGCACGTTCACTAAATCCTAGTTTCTTACCTTTTTTTATTTTATTTTTAATTGTTGATACCTTTGCTACCATTGTATTTTTCTCGCCAATAGTTTTTTCTTTCAAGTAATCTAATCTTATATTCTAGATTAGATATACCTAAAATTTTTTTGATAAAGTCTAGCATTATTTGTAACCACCACCTGCTGCTTTGTATTTTTTAGCTAGCATCTGTGCTTTTCTGGCACTCCATTGTCCAGGCTTTCCACCCTTTGAACTAGCCATGATCTGATTAAACATTCGTTTTCTCATACCAGGCTTTGTATAGTTACCTGCCTTATTTACTGTCGACTTTTTCTTCGCCATTTTTCATCTCCTTATATTCATAGTCATAACTGCCTTCTTCATTCTCGTCAGTTATCCATTTAGATGTGTCTTCCACAGACCATATTCTGGTATTAACTAATCTATGTATAAGAGGTTTGCTTGGATCAGCAGCCATAGATGGATCAAAGATCCTTAATCTATTATTTGGCTGTATAGCATAGTTACCATCATCTAATTCTATCACATGACCACACTTGTGTTGATCTGGTTTTTCTGAGTACCCAAAATCTAATTCATTATAATCACCAGCACACCAATCAATTGTAAATAAATATGTGCCCTCTCTCTGCTTACGTCTTCTAGATGTATATATCATTTTACAACCCTGTAATTGATAAAATCTAGTTACACTTACGTTATAACTAAAAGAATCCCACAACATTAATTCATTTAACGGTAATTCTTTTACTCCAGGTTTTTTACAGAAAGCTGATATTGGTGCTCTCCACCATATACCGCCATCTGTCATCATGTAATGAAATAGTGGTACTTGTTTTGGTATGGATGTAAATCCAAATACAACACATTCAAAATATTTATCGTGTGAATCTTTTTGATCCCTTAGATAGTTACCACGAACATAACACTCTATTGGTGGGATATTAGCATTTAAATACATATTACTCCAATATTAACGCTTTAATTGTTTTTCTACCTTTATATATCTCTGTCTCTGCCTTTCCTTTGTAACATTTATAAGATACAGATTCAGAGTACTCACGTTCAGCATGGCGTTTACCTCGGAGACATGCAGCCATATTATCTTGAATAAGATGCTCCTTGATCTCTCCATTTACAAACATAAGTAGTGCTATCACAGACTCAATCATTGTGAACTACCATTTGTATATTTCATTTCTCTGTTAGCATCTTTTAGCTTTTCAATATCTACTAAAACTTTATCCATCTGCCCTCTTAAAAACTCTATGTTTACCTTGTTTAAAGCCATGTCCTCTACATGTTTATTAATTTTATCCGTGGTCTTATAAAGATCCTCGATCATCATAAATTGCTCAGAGTCTGCAGGAAGTGAGCCAAGCTGTCCTCGTGGCCATTTTATTCTAAATTCTGTGTTTTCTATTAATTCTTTTTCCATTAACTGTATACGAGTGTCGGCAACATTAAGACGTTCTACGATCTGGAAATAGCCCATCGTGCCGAGTGCTACGATAATTATCAAACTAGCAACCGTCTTCATAGGCATCTGCACGGCTGCCTCCTCCGATATGTTTAGTGGTTTTTTAGTCATGTATTTTTCTCTTCTTTTACCTGTTCATTACAAATAAATTTAATATAAATTTTGTTTTTATTAACATCCTCATAACCAATTTCTTCTAGCTTTAAAATTGACTCATAATTACCAGCTATCATACAAGAATAACCATCAGTAAATAAATCAGGATATTGATATGGTGGTAGACAAGTGTTTGTCACAGCAGAACACATTATTAAGCTAAGAACAAAATTCACTATCGCCAACTAAAAAGCCAAGCAACAAATCTATCCCAAAGATTTTTCATCTTTTCTAATATTTTTCTGATCATTCTTTTCCTCCAATTGTTTTATTTTTTTATTTGCCTCTTCTAAATCCTGTGTTACATGCTCTAGCTTTTGCAGAGTACGTTTATTAGCACTATCCTTAGACTTGCCAGCATCCTGTAATTCAGCAACCTCTTGCTTTAGGATTCTGACTTGTTCTTTATACTCTTGTATAATTTCCTGATATTCAGGTTTAGACATTTATTTTTTGCCTTTAAATATTTGTGTGCCCTTTATACCATAAATGCTCGCCACGACAAGAATCCAGAGATTTGTGAACCATGAAGGAAGCTGCTGGAACTGGTCAAAAAATTCTTTTATCTTTGCAGACGCACCAGGATCGTCCGAGAAGACCCCCCAAGCAATCACCAAAATCGGCAGCGTTAACACGAGCAACACGAATTCGTCTTTCCAGTCCGATTGCCGAGCCTCTAGCAGCTTGCCCTGGTATTCGCTTTCCCCACGAGCCATCTTAGATGCATGCATATGCTGTGCATCTGCCATTGCCATCTTAGTCTCTTGTTTCTTTTTGTATATGTGCGTTGCCGCATTTAATCCTAATTTTAATACACTAAACCAAGCCATTTTTTTCTAACCATCCTGGCACATCAAATGAAGGACACTTCTTCTTATCCTCAACCTGATAGTGACCTATTATTTTTTCTATATCGTATTTATCTTTTAGTTTTAATATTATGCTTTTTAATGTTTCAAGTTGTATAGGTGCAAAGTTATTCTCCCAACCCATATTAATTGTGCCACCACCGACTAATGCTACACCTATTGATGTACCATTAACTGCTACAGCATGTGCACCCACAACATCTTCATCTCTTCCGACCTGTAGTGTGCCATCTCGTTTAATTAAATAGTGATATCCTATCGTGTCAAAGCCACGATTCTTATGCCACTCTGTTACTTTTTCTACTCCAAAATCCATATCTGGTGGAGTTTGTGTACAATGTATTACTATTGTATCCGTTTTTTGTCTTTTGTCCATTAGTAAAATAGTCCTATTAATGTTAGTATTGTCGCCCCTAGCCCGCCCAGTATTGCATAAAGTAGCTTATCTACCTTTACATGCAACTTATCCACATCTTGATGTAAGTGTTTAAGATGATTATTTTTTATTTGAGATACTTCTCTCTTTAATCCTGTAATATAACCATAAAGTGATATTAAATGTTCACTGGTTGTTTTAGGTTGTTTAGCCATAATTAGTTAAAAAATTTACTTTGCCATTCTGCGAATGCTTTTTGAAGAGGTCTTGTTCTTATATTTTTTTTAATATATTCTTTATATTCTTTTGTACCAAAAGCTGACACTAAGAATGTTGGGTCTTTAAGACTTATAATATCATTTAAAACATTATATGCTAGATCATTTTCTTCAGATCTTAAATTTTCTATTGCTGCAAGTTTTGTTTCTGCTGTAAATGGAACGCCATTAGCATCAAATTTTTTAAATTGTAATGCATTTCTTTGCTCTCTTAATTCTTTTATAGTTTGTAATGCAGTAGTCAAAAGAGGTAAAGCATTTTCAGCATTTTGAACTTTTTCTCTTGTAAGTCTTTCCATATCAATTCCATTATCTTTAGCTATTTTAACTAAATCATTAGATGCTTTTGCTGCATCAAGAGTTATTTTTTTAGCAGATTTTTGTAAATCATACAATAAAGATACATTTTTACTAAATTTAGTAGGAGTTGATTTTGCTATAAATCTTCTAGTAATAATAGAAAATATATTTCCAATAACATCATTCTCATCTACTCTTTTATCAGGCTTTGGTCCAAATGCTTTTTCGTCCCACATAAATTTTGAATCAACGATATCTGGTGCAAATTGTGCTAATCCTACAAAGTAATTACTAATTAAATAATCAATCATAAGTGGACTAATTATACCATCATATTGATCTGTAGATGTAGGTCCTGCTTTATACATATCATTTATAGTTTTTGCTATTGCTATAGATGATAGTCTTGTATTAGAACTAACTAATTGGTCTGCATATAATCCTGTAGTTTTATAATAAGGAATTATTTCATTATTTTTATAGTTTCTATTTAATGCTAAATCTATAACTGGAGATAGTAAAGTTGGCTTAACTAACCCTGGAAATACTTTTGCAACTGATGCAAAGAAATATTGTCTAACTAAATCGGGAGAACCTTCTTGAACACCCTCTGCTATTCCTCTAAAAATATTTGCAAACGCACCTAGATCATAAGGTTTTGGAATTAAGAAAAAATGTTTTATTTTTCTCTGTCTTGTTCCATCTGGTAAAATTCTTATATGTGATCCATCTGCCTGATCTTCCATATACACAGGTATTGTATAATGTAAAAGTTTTATGTCTTCACTTAATTCTTCATACTCTGGTGTTTCATTTGCTAATGACCAAAATATTAATTCTGGTGCAACAACGGATGCTAATACTCCTGCTGTGTATTTACCTGGGTTTTCAAAAGGTCTTCTTAAAACACCTCTATAAAAACCATTTAAACCTGCTTGAAAGAACATAGTAACTCTGTTATAAGAATTTAAAAATACACTAGCCCCATGCATTCCAAAGTCTGTAGATATTTCTCTACTTCCAAATGCAGCTACTCTATCACTCATTCCTGCTCTTTTTGCTAATGAAAACTCACCTAGCCTAGATGCATACTCAACTTTATTAACTAGCTGGCCATAACCTTTAAAAAAGTCAATACCTAAGTATCCTATATCTTTTAAAAAACTTATAGATTGTTTGTATATAGTTTTATCTTTTGCAGGAATATTTTGTTCATCAATTTTTCTACTTAAATTATTAAATAATGAATCTGTATCTTTTCTACTTGCAAAACCACCTCCTGCATTTAACATTTTTCTATAGTAGTCACTAGCACTAAAAGCACTTTTCATACCTTTTATTAGTCTTAAAAAATTAGGATGATTAGGTCTAACCACACCTGTTAGCTCACCTAGTATTTCTTTAACTGGTTTAAATGTTTTAAAAAATCCTGTTGTAGTACTTAGTCCTGGAAAAAATCCCATGGCATTAAACCCAAAAGCACTATTAACACTACCAGACAATGTATCTCTAATACCATTAAATGCAATAAATGGAGGTGAGTGTGTAATCAAAGTTGGAAATATTCTAGACACACCTGCTACAATTCTACCAGCTTTTGCAGCACCTGTAGATGCCCTGTTACCTCGTAACAAACCATCAACAAAACCACCCATCTTATCTAAATATGTTCCAGTAACACCACCAATAGATTTAAACATATCTACAAATTCTGGTTTTACAATTTCGTATGCTTTTAATTTTCCGTTTTTATAAACGACATCTATAATTCTACCATCTTTTAATTTAAAATTATTTTTAAAAGACATTACTTTTATAGCATCTTCACCTTCAAATAATTCAGAACTTAATCTTTTACTAAATTTTATGCCCCTAGTAGTTGCTTCTTTTTCAATGGCTTTCATTAAATCTTTTCTAAGCACATCTGTAAATTCTACTCTTTGTAAAGGTTTTATTATTTCATTTTTTGCAAAAACACCTTTAGTGATAGCATCATCAATTTCATCATACACTCTTAATTTAGCTAAGTTTTTTTCAGCTGCTGCATATGCATGATATGTGTATGACATAAAGGCTTCATGTAATGGCATTATATCAGCTCTGCTTCCTGTGATTTCAAACTTAGCAGGACCTTTTATACCACCTTTAGTTTCTGTCTCTGGTTTACCTATAACTTTTTTAGGCTGACCAGTATCAACTACAGTCCCTATCTTTTCTAAATTTTCTATATCTTTAATTGCACTTTTAATTTCTTTAGTGTAGAATGGAGCATATATAGGATTAGCATCTATAATTTTTTTAAATTCTGCATCAGATATAATACCTGTTCTTCTATGCAATTCTAACATTGCTCTACTAAATGTATTTAATTCTGCTAAACCTTCATCAAAAACTTCTTTGTAATTAGATTTTTTGTATTTATCTATAGCAGACTTAATATCTTTTTTTGTCATTGATGTGGCTATACCACGTTTATTTAACAATAAAGATCTTCTAGCTTGAATGTAATTATTAAAGTCCCCAACGTTTGTTACTTCAGATATTTTTTCGTAAATTTTTAATAAAGGTTTAGCATCTACTTTTTCATAACCACCTTTAACTACTATATTTAAATCTTTACCTACTGCATTTCTTGAGGCAGTTACAGGTAAAACAACAACTCCATTTTCTACAATAGCAGATTCTGCTTTAGTTGTGCTAGCTGCTAGTTCTCTAAGATGTACATATCCATAATCACCTGGATCTCTAAACTCTAAAGGATTTACATCTCTTATTTTAGATTTATTTAATAGTGCTAATTCTTTTTTACTTAATGCTAATCCTGCCCCACCACTTAAATCTGAATTATCAAGTTCAAAATATTTTTTAATTTTTGCACTTAATGGATTATCTGGGTTTTCATAAATATAATCTTTTAAAATTTTATTTATCTCTTTACCCCTTTGCTTATATCCTTCAATATTAGATTCAACTCCATACAATTTTTGATTTACATTTTTCATAGGATGTGCATAATCAAAAACTTTTCTAGCTGCATAATCTAAACCATTTTTTATGCTTTGATTTTTAATAGCTGTTTTTGCTGCACCGTATGTATAAGGTAGTCCTGGAAATATACCTATGCCAGCTTGGATAGTTGCTGCCATAAACATTCTTTTAGGATCATAGGTAGTTCTTAATTGTAATTCTTTTTCAGTAGATTGAATAGCTGCATCTACACTTGCACCTATGGCACCATCAGTTATAAATTGAGCACCTGTACCATATGCTATAGACTTTGCTAAAACATTTTTTGTTGCTATATCTACACCTTTTTTAGCAGCTTGTGTTACAGCTGTACCTATAGTAGCTTTTGCAACAAATGGTCCTATTAAATTAGTAGGATCTAATATACCCCTAGATATGTTAGATACTAAACCATCAATGTAACCTCTACCACCAGCTTCATAAAAATTAGGTAGAGCACCCCAATAATCAGTTAAGAATGCAAGCCTACGTTTTTGATCTGCACTAATACTTTCAGATGTTGCATAGATTAACTCTTTACCTATGCTATATGTATTAGCTTGTTTCCAAGTTCTATCACTAATAAACTTATCTACAACTGCATCATCTGTTTTAAAATCAATACCATCTCTAATATAGTAATACGCTTTTGCAGTATCTATTAATTGTCTATCTTTGTAAATACTGTTTTCTGCATTTTTATCAAATACATATTTACTTTGACCATCCTCATCTTTATCAACTAATTTTACATTAGGTGGTTCTTGAGTTTCTATATCTTTAAATTTTTGTTTAAAGAAATCTTTTATCTGGTCATCAGTAAATGATTGACCACTCATTGATGAGTTATTAAAATTTTCGCTAGACATATTTATTTTTAATTTTAACTAGGGTTTGCTAACTCTTCTAAATATTTCTCAAAATATTTTCTATAATTACCGTTGCCAAAACTTTGAATTACATATTCCCTATAAGCTAAAGACTTATTTTTTGCAAAACTAACTAATAATGGGAGAGCTGATTGCACAAATAAATTATATCCTGTTTCATTAAATACTAATTCTTTACCTTTTTTATCAGCTCTTTCTTTTTCAATTTCTGGTGTTAATTCAACATTTGGAGCAGAATTTTTATTAAACGTAACAAAATTATTTTTAATATTTCTATCTTCTCTTTTTATAATATTAGCAACTTGTGTACCCACAGCTCTATATTGATTAAGATCAAAATTTGGTGTAATAAAAAAATTATTAACTAATTCATTTACATAATTAAATTTAGAACCATCTAAATCTGTAAATTTTGTAGTTGTTATACTTCCAGTATTTGCATCTCTAGTATAAGTTCCTGATAATCCCATACTTGCCATAGCAATATCTACAGAATCATTTATTCTTAATCTAAATTGAGAATCGCTAATACCATCCTCTCCTGAAGCAGAACCCATAGCTATCATAGGCCCTCCTGGTATACTTGCAAATGCATCTATTAAAGCCTGATCAGGTTCTTCTACATCAGGTTTAATTTTATCTGTTTCTTTTTCTAATTGTAATATAGCTGGTGCAACATCTTCTTGCTTAATTAATGGTCCACCAAATAGTAAGTTTCTAGCTCCATCAAATGTCCCTTCTTTTTTAGCTTTATTAAAATCATTTTGAAAGTATAACTCAGATAAATTTTTAAGTTGTCCTCTGTTTAAATTACTTGCAACAGCGTTTTCTTTCGATCCTACTGACTCTAAAATTTTACTATTATTATTTTGAAAAACTAAATTAATATCTTTATCATCCATAGTTTTTAATTTTTCAATAGTTTCAGGTTTTACTCTTTCAATAAAAGCCATAGCTGTACCTAAATCTCCACTATCTAAAAATCCAGCATGTGCAAATGCTTCAACAACTGAAGTAGGATATTGACTATTTAACTGTTTATAAATTTTATCTACATTTTTAAGTCTTGTTTTTTCATCACTAGATTTAGCAAAATAGTTTTCTGAAACTGTATCTACAATCTGTCCTGTTAGTTCATCCTGTTTATCTACAATCTCATTACGAGACATTAATGCACCGATACTTAATGGTAGTAATGGTGATACCATATTATTCCTCCTCCGTAGTTGGTCTTGATAATAATCCACCTTCTGGTTTTGAAGCAGGTGTATCTTCAGTTATATCTTGAGCTATATTTTCTATCTTTGATCTAGCTTCTTTTAATTCAACCATGCTTGTTATAAAATCATCATTTGATAAATCTTCTAAAGATAATTTTAATTTACTAATTCCTGCTCTTATACCTATTGCAGATACCATATTCATTAATGGCTGTACAATTAAAAATCCTACATCAGGATTAAATTTACCATTCATAAATCCTGAAAAAGTCATAACTCTAACTATAGCCTCAACAGGCACTCCTGAATCTAACATAGCAATAACTTGCTCAACCACTTCTGGTTCTCCAAGTTTATCAAATAAAATGTCTAGAACTTCTTCTGGATCACTAAATTGTGGTGGATGTTCCCAAGGATAATTACCAGGTTCATCAGTTAAAGATTGACCTGGTACTGGGGCATCAAATGGATCTACTTCTGGTTGTGTTAGATTACTTATATTTTTCATATTAACTTACCTGTTTTTGATAGTATTTAGCTTGTGCTAGTCTTAATGCTCTAGCTCTATATTCATCTAATGTTTTAGAAAATGAAACAGATGTATTAGGAACAGTTCTACCAACAGTGGATATTGAACGTGTTGGAGATACTGTGGTTGTTCCTAGACGAAACTTACCAGATAGATTAATTTTATTTTTTCTTAGTCTATCTATTGTTGCCATATAATTAGCAAATTGTTTTTGCCTATTATCTTCTGTAAATAATTTTTTAGCGGCTTTTTGAGTTTTTTTAAGTATATCACCAAAATCTGCATCAAATGGAATTGATGTAGCTTCATTTACAAATATTAAATTTTTTTTAGCTTCATTATTAAATAATTTTTTTAAGTCAAATGTTTGCATTTAATCTCCTATTTACCAGCAAATACTTCCATACCAAACTGTCCAAGTAATCCATACAGTGCAGCTTTTTGTGCTTCATTTTGTAAATCTAAACTTGTAGTTCTTTCTAGTGCAGCTATTGCTAAATTATGATTTCTGTTACTTTCATTTTGTGATGAGGTATTTACCCAAGATGCTTCATCTCTCCACTGTTGCCATAATGCAGACATTGCAAAGTTACTTAAGTTTAATAAATTCATCGCATTAGTTTCATTAGCTGCATTGACAGCTTGTGTGTTAGATGTGTTAATTGATCTTCTCCAAGTTGCATTTGATTGATCAATAATTCTTTGATTCTCTACATTAAATCTTTGTCTTGCATCTTCTAATGTTTTATTATATTGTGCTATTGCAGTAGCTCTTTGTGCATTTGCATCTGCAACTGCTGTAGCATTTTTAGCATTTAATGCTTCAACTTTATTTTGTTCAGCTAAATTAAACTGACCCATTGCATCTGATCTTTGAGCATTTTGACTTTGTATATTAGTATTTAATGTGTCATAGAATTGATTAACTTGATTCTGACTTGTAGCATTAAATTGTAATGCAGCATTTTTAGCTGATTGATCAGATAATAAAGTTTGTTGCCTAGCATGTAAATTTTGTAAATTAGTTTGCTGATTGTTATTTAGATTAGCCATATCCATTTGTAGATATGCTTGTGCATTAACAACTGCAGCTTGTTGGTTATTTGCTAAGTTTTGAAATATAACTTGTTTATATGTTTCTGCATCAGCAGCAGCTATTGGTACAGATGATTTTAATATACCTTCAGCTAATGCTTCAGCTAACATTGTAGAAGCACCTAGACCTCTAGCTTGCATAGTAGCTTTAGCAGCTTCAGCAGCACCTCTAGCAAATGCAGGTAATGGCGTACCCTGTGCTAAAGATGTTTGAATATCTTGTGAAATATTTTCTAACTGACCTTGTACTGTAGCTCTTGAATCTATATTAGCTAATGATTGAGTTGCAGCAACCATAGGGTTTGTAACTGTGCCTTGTGCTGCAGTCATTGTAGGTGCTGTTCCAACTACGTCTGCAGTAAATTGTGATGCAGTTTGTGGAGTAATAGCTCCAACTTGCTGAGTTGTAGCAGCAGTTCCCATTGCAGCTGCTGGTGCTACTGCTTGTGCAGCTTGTGCAGCTAAAGTACCAGTAACTCCAGGAGTAGCTAGTAATTCATTAGTTTGTATATTCTGTGCTTGTGGCTGAATACTAGTGCCTTGAGGTAAACTCGGTTGTGTTAATAAACTATCAATCAAACTAACAGACTTTTTAGTACCTGTCTGTTCTGTTTGAGCAGGTGTTATTGCACCTTTCTGTAATTGTATATTGCTAGGTGTCGCCATTATCTTCCTTGTCTATTATATTTTTTGAAGCTACGCTTCTCTTGTTTATTTTTATTTTTCTTATGAATCCTAGGACGTTTCTTAGGTTTTGGTCTTGGTACAAAATCTTTAAACTTTCTAGCCATTATTTATTTTAAAACCTTTATACCATGCTGGTAAACCTATGAAAGGTCTTTGATCAAATTGATTTTCTTTTGCAGTCTTTGATTTTGCTTTATTGTAATGTAAAAATACTTGACCACAATCTTTACCTTTAAATTCTTCTCTCCAATGTTCTAAATCACATCCAGAATAAACTAGCATATCACCTGGTTCTAAATCTACTTTGATACCAGCTTGTGCTGTTTTACCAGTTGGATCTAAATATATTGGCCAAGGGTCACCCCCAAGATTTAAAGTTGTTGATATTTCACAAGAGTATCTATCTTTGTGTCTTGCTAATACATCTCCTTTTTTATATATTCTAGCGTAAGAATATGTTTCACTTAATTTTAATTTAGTATGTTTTTCCATCACAGGTTTTACTTCTTGTAATAAAGTTTCCATTGCAATGTCACCATAATGTGAATAAGTATTCGGTACTTGTTCATCATTCCATATTCCAAAGTATTCTGTATATGGTGATATATATCTTTGATCAAATAAAAATCTTGCTACATTTCTTTTGTTACAAAAATATTTATAAACAAAGTTTGCTAATTCTTTTGATATTGCTTTTTTAATTACTGTATATTTATTTTTTTGAAACGACATTTTTAATAATATTTTTCCCCTTTAATTTTTTATTTGACTGTATAAAATTTTTAATATAGTCTGGTTTATTCTTTACAGTATTAGTTTCGAGGGTAGCTTGTATTACAGCTTTTTTCATATTATCATTAGGCTTTGACATTTAAAACACTATTAGGTATTGCCTGACAGTTCCAATGTATAAATCTAAATGGTTCATACCCCATGTCTACAATGTATTGATGTGGCATGTATGAAGGAAAGAACATAGTTCTTCCTGGTTGAACTTTATAATTAATCTGTGTTGATGCATATGTTACTTTTGTTTTATCTGCTTCTGGTAAAAGATTCATTATATTACCAGGTCTTGGATCTTCAAATAAAGGCATAGATGTAGATTCACTTGCTTTTAAAAAATAAAAACCAGAGATGTGCCCATTCCAATGAGTATGTAATGTATGATGTCCTCCACCTCTCTTAGCAAACTCTTGCACCCACATTTCTGTAATAAATACTGTGTAATTTGTTAAATTAAATCCCATTTCAATTAACAAATTATTTGATGTAGCACCTATGTAATCTTGTAATTTTTTAAACTTAGGATCACCTATCAATGATGTTGAATGAAACACATGACCCATATCTCCTTTATTTCCAAACTTTTTATTTCTTTTATTTATTGATTCTTTTAAATTTTTTTTAGATTCTTCAATATATTTATCAGATGCATTATTTAATTCATTTACAAATCCTGGCTCATCACCATACCATATTGGGCAACTAAATAAATCTTCTCTGTTTAATTGTTTTGGAAACTGTAAATCTGTTTTTAATTTTTTAGTTTTTTTCTTTTTCATATTCTCCTTATCTAAATGGCCAACCAAGGTTCCATATAACTAAACTATGTCTTGAGCCTTTTTTTACTGGACATACTCGATGCCATACAAACGAGGGGAATACTACTAAACTTCCTTTAGGTAATATCTCTTTACACTTTACAGGTTTTCTAGGTTTATCAGGATCTAGATTTCTAAAATCAAATTCTAATTCACCACCTTTATATTCTTTTGGATCTGATAATGTAACTGTCACAGATAACTTTCTAATCTTACCGTGTGATGGGTCATTAGCAGTTTCTCTGATATAAGGCTGATCCCAACTATCACAATGCCAATCATAAAATTGATCTTTAGTATATTTTGTAAACTGGCAAGATTCAGAAAAATCCCATTCAAAATTCCAACCTGCATTTCTATTTGCTTGATGAACATATGGTTGTATCTCTCTATAAATCCACCTATCATTCATCCAAACAATATTTGAATTTCTTTTCTTTTTTAAATCTTTAACTTGATTTTTGTTTAATGGTCTATTACCATAACCTCCAGTAACTGCCATTTGATCTTGTAATGATTTTCCATATCGCACAATATCATCACATATTCTTTCTGGTATTGCACTTTGGAAATACCAATAATAATTTGTTAAGTTCATATCCCTTATATTATACTATTGTTATTTAAAATTGTCAAGGGGTATATTATTTACTAATTGTTAATGTTCCTGATGCTGTAAATTTTGCTATTTTATCTCCACTTGGATGCGTAGATCCTGTAAATGCACAACAAGGAGATCCTGTAAATGTTAAAGCACTTGGTCCTCTTACTACTACCATACCTGATCCTCCTGCTGCACCACATATTTGACCTGGATTATTTTGGCCACCGCCTCCACCACCACCTCCAGTGTTAACTGTACCTGCTACAGCATTACATCCAGGTTGGGCTGCAGAACTTCCAGCACCTGAAGCACCACGGCCTCCACCTGCTGGACTAGCACCTGCTACACCTCCATCACCATGAGTTGAATTTGTTTCATATCCAGTTGCACCACCTCCACCACCACCAGAAAAACGTGAACAAGATCCTAATATATTGTTAGCTGTTCCATCTCCACCATCACCAGCAGTGTTGTTATTAGCAGCATTTTGTCCTGCTCCTTCAGCTCCACCACCACCGCCTCCTGCTTGATTACCACCTCCTCCAGCACTTGCAGTACCACCAGGAAAACCTTGTGGAGGACTTACAGGGGGTGTATTACCAGAACCAGCGGCATGAGCATTATGAACTGTAGCACCTCCACCACCTCCAGATCCTCCAGGTCCATTAGAATTTCCAGAACTAGGTTGTCCACCACCGCCACCTGTTGATGTTATTGTTGAAAATATTGAATCATTTCCACGATTACCGTCTTTAGCTCCACCAGCTCCAACTGTAATCGTAAAACTTCCTGTTGTTAAACTAGTTAGAGATGAGCCTCTAAGTGGACTAGGGCCATAACCAGAAGCTCGATATCCACCACCACCGCCTCCACCAGCACCTCTATTATTACCACCACCGCCACCACCAGCAACTACTAAATAATTTACATCTACACCTAATGCCACTGTTCCATCAGGCCATGTTCCTTGAGATCTAGCATTAAATTGACTTTTTAAATTCCATACACCACTTGCTTTGTTTAATTCTTTTACGATAACTATTCCTGATCCACCTGATCCACCTCTTCTACTTGGGGATGGACTTGGTCCATTTGATCCAGGACCTCCACCTCCACCACTTCCAGTGTTATCACTCCCATTACCAGCAGCTCCACCATCAGGTGCACCTGCACCTCCACCACCTGGTCCTCCATCTCCACCAGTAGGGCTAGAATTGCTTCCACCTCCACCACCACCTGCATAAACACCAGAGTTTGGTGCTCCTGTAAAATCTGGGCTTACATCTAATCCTGATCCACCATCTCCACTAACAAAAGGACTACCTGAAGAATTTTCTCCTGCTGATCCAGCTCCACCTCCACCAGCACCTTGTGATAATGGAGCATTTCTAACGCTATTTCCACCAGGGTTACCTTGAGGTGGACTTACTGGAGGAGTATTTCCTGCACCTCCACATCTTGTAGCTGGTGCACAAGCTGTATTTGCAGCACCTCCACCTGATCCCCCAGCAACACCTGGATTACCAGAAGCAGTATTATTAGAACCACCACCTCCACCACCATTAGATGTATAAGTTACTCCACAAGCTACAATACTACTATCACCTCCAGAAACACCTTTGGTCGTTGGGCCTGATCCTCCTGCTCCACCTGCACCAATTGTTACAGCTCCTAAAGCAGTATTACCAGCTACAGGTAATTCTAAATTTCTTAAACCACCAGCACCACCACCACCTCCTCCATCATGTCCACCTCCTGCACCACCAGCAACAATTAATGTTTGAATTAATCTTGTGCCTGGCTGTGTGGTAACAGCACTAGGTGTACTAGATGTTCTAACGATTTGAGTACACTTCCCAAAAGAAGTTACGTTTCTTTTACCAATGATTCCACCATTAGTTCTAGGCATTTATTAGTCTCCTATTAAGATGTCCAAGCCGATCCGTTCCAATCGTAAACTGTAGGTGTTTCTGCTGTGTCGTTAGATTTAGTTGCTTCCCAACCTGTATTGTTGTCAGCTTGATATTTAGTCTCATTCCATCTAATCATGTAAGACCAAACAACAGGATCTTGACCATCATTA